TCCAACTTATGTAGCAGGCAATCCATCTCAAGACGTTCAACAAGTCTTGGCTTTGATGAATGCTGCTGGGTATGAATTAACTAAAGAGTACGATTGGCAAGCATTGCAAGTAGAATATCGGTTCTATACCAACTACCTAAATACCGTAGGTTCTTGCATTCAAAACGAATACAAAATTACTGGCATCCCTTCTACGGTTGGGTTGTCCAGTAATTTTATGGTAACTGGCAACAGCTTTCCGCAAGATACCTACATCACTTCTGTTGATTCGCTTACGCAAGTTACAGTTAGTCAAAAATGCTCTAACACGCAAGTTTTGCAAAGTGTTTTGTTTTCGCAAACAATCTATCCTTTGCCATCAGATTTTGAAACCATTACGGATAATACGCAATGGGATAAGTCAAAACATTGGCAAATGTTGGGTGCAGAAGATGCTCAACAGTGGCAATGGCTAAAGTCTGGATATATCTCGACTGGCCCTCGTATCCGGTGGCGTATTTTAGATGGCAAGTTTCAAACTTGGCCTCCTTTAAATACGTCTGAATACTTAGGCTTTGAATATCGCTCTAATGGGTGGGCAGTTTCAGCGTCAGGTGCAGCGCAACAATATTTTACGGCTGATACAGATACCACGTTATTTGATGACCGCTTGATGGTGTTATATACAAAACTTAAATATTTTCAAGTTAAGTCATTTGATACAACGGCATTGACGCAAGACTATATGCGGTATTTGAGCATTATTAAAGCTAACGACAAAGGTTCTCCAAACCTTTCATTTGCCCCATTTCCTGCTAGAGTTCTTATTGGCTACGAAAATATTCCTGATACTGGCTACGGGTCTTAATCATGCAGCCAAAACCAAAAACGGCGGTTACGGCTAGTCTTGCTGCACCGATTGGTGGATGGAATGCAAGAGATTCATTAGCTAATATGAATCCGTTAGATGCGGTTCAATTGGTTAATTTTTTTCCGACTCCAACTGACGTTACTTTACGTCAAGGCTATACAAAGTATTCGTCAGGTTTGGTTGGTGCTGTAAATAGCTTGATGAACTATGACGGGGCTGCAACTGAAACATTGTTTGCAGCAGCTAATGACAAGATTTTTAGATGCGATTCGCCTACAGCCGTATCGGTGTTTACAGGTCTATTAAATTCAAAGTTGCAACACGTTAATTGCAGTACAATTGGCGGTCAATATTTGTCTGCGGTCAATGGTCAAAACCAAGCCCTTTTATACGATGGGTCAATTTGGTTTACATTGGCTTCAACGCAAACGCCAGTTGTAATCTCAACAATTACGCACTTAACAAACGTAGCAACTGCAACGACAGCAACAGCGCACAGCCTTCAGTCTGGCAATCGGTTGGTGATTACTGGATGTACTCCTGCTGACTATAACGGCACTTATGTTATTACGGTTACAGGTACAACTACATTTACTTACCAATTGGCAACAGTACCTGCAACAAACGCTACGGTTGTCGGAACTTATACCGTTTTAGGTATAACTGGCGTAGATTCGTCTACGTTTGCTCATGTAAATTTATTTAAAAATCGTTTGTATTACACTCAAAAAGACAGTTTAAAAGTCTATTATTTGGGCGTTAACGCTATTGCAGGCGCAGCAAGCGTCTTAGATTTTGGCGGCATTGCTAGAAATGGTGGTTACATTCAGGCAATGGGTACTTGGACAATTGACGCTGGACAAGGCGTAGATGATTATGCCGTGTTTGTCACCAGCATGGGCGAAGTTATTGTTTATAACGGTACAGACCCATCAGATGCGACAACTTGGGCGTTAAAAGGCGTTTGGCAACTTGGTCAAACTTTTAATCGACGTTGTTTCTTCAAATGGGCAGGCGATTTATTGCTTTTGACGCAAGATGGGCTAGTTCCATTGGCTTCTGCGCTTCAATCTAGCCGCTTAGACCCACGCATTAATTTAACAGATAAGATTTATTACGCTGTTTCACAAGCGGCTACCGACTTTTATGATTTGTTTGGTTGGCAAATTAATTACTTTGCTAGTGCCAATATGCTTATCCTTAACATTCCAACAGACATTGGGAATGAGCAGTATGTAATGCACACCATTACAAAAGCATGGGCTAGGTTTACTGGGATCAACTCTCATTGCTATGAAGTTCACGGCAAAGCAGGAATGTATTTCGGTTCAGATGGGTATGTAGGTAAATTCTACGATGGGTATAGCGATGCAGGGGCAAACATCCTTGCAACTGCCCAACAGGCATATTCTTATTTTGACGCTTTAGGGCAACTTAAACGATTTACCTTGGTTAGACCTATCTTACAGACCTATAACGGCGTACCGACTGTTTTATGCGGTTTAAGCGTAGATTACGACACTCAACCACAAATTAACCAAATTTCCTTTAATCCATCAATTGTAAATATCGGCAAATGGGATATTTCTTTGTGGGATAAGGCAAATTGGGGCGGTGGGTTGGTTGTGACTAAGCTATGGCAAGGCGTGAGTGCCGTAGGATTCTCAGGCTCGGTTAATATGAACGTAGCTTCATCTGGCATTGAGTTTCATTGGGTATCTACCGATTATGTAATGGAAAGAGGTGGCGTTCTTTGAGGCGTATTACGACTGAAAATCAGCCTTTATTGGCAGAAGTTTTGGCTAGATGTACGCACTCACATTACCCTGCTAACCTTCAATGTATCGGTCAAGAAGTAAATGGCGAGATTGTGGCTGTTATTGGGTATAGCAACTTTTTACCCAAAGCGTGCGAGATTCATGTAGGTTCAATATGTGGCAATTGGGCAACAAAAGATTTGTTATGGGCTGCGTTTGATTACCCCTTTAATAAATTAGGAGTCAAGGTTATACTAGGTCAAGTCTGCGGCGATAACAAAGAAGCTATCAGACTAAACCGACACCTTGGTTTTGAAATTGTTGCTGAAATTCCTGATGCTCACCAATATGGTGATTTAGTAATTATGGCAATGAAACGTGAGCAATGCAGATGGTTAAACATCAATTGCGACTTGCGGAAACTGAAAGGGGTTTGATATGGGCGGTGGTGGATTTCTCGGATTAGGGCCTGCGCCAAAAGCGCCTGATGCGCCTAATTATGTGGGTGCGGCACAAGAAACGGCAGCAGGTAATTTAAAAGCTGCTCAAACGGCTGCTGCGGCTAACCGTGTTAATCAAGTTACGCCATACGGCAATTTAAATTACAACGAAACTGGTACAGATTCGCAAGGCAATCCTACTTGGACTGCATCAACCAGTTTATCGCCTGCTGGCCAATCACTTCTTGATTATCAAAATAAAACTAGTGGAAATCTTGCTGGACTACTTGATACTCAATTTGCTAATGTAAATAATACAATCAATAAAGGATTTAATCCTAGTCTAACGCCATTGCAAACGGCTGCTAAATCAAATATTGGATTAGTAACTGGAGTTAGTGCGCCTCAATATCAAATGGTTAATAACCAACCACAATTGCAAACACAATTAGGTGGAACTGGTATGGAAGGATGGGATAAAGCTAGTGGGCTAATTATGTCCCGTCTTGCTCCTACAATTGCTCACCAAAATGAACAATCCGATGCTCAATTAGCTAATCAAGGCATTCAAGTCGGCTCTGAGGCGTATAAAAACGCTAAACGAGTGTTGCAAATGGGTCAAAACGACTTGTTAAATCAAGCACAAGTTGCTGGTCAAGGCGTACAACAAAATCTGTTTGGTCAAAACCTTGCTGCTGGTCAATTTGGCAATCAAGCTCAAAACCAAATGTTTGGCAATCAAGTAACTGGTGTAACCACAAACAATGCAGCACTTGGTCAAGGTTTTAATAATGCTTTTTCTAATGCACAATTAAATAACGCAGCACAACAACAAGATTTTTATCAAAATTATCAAAATGCAGTGTTAAATAATGCTGTTAATCAGCAGCAATATGGTCAAGAAACCGCTAATTACAATATGCCGTTAAATATGCTTAACGCATTGAGAACTGGCGCACAGGTAACTAATCCGACTTTTACTAACGTTCCACAGCAAGCAACGACTACTGGCGCAGACATTATGGGGGCTACTAATGCAGCTTCTAATTATGGTTTAGCTAACTTTAACGCTGCTAACGCTGCACAAGCAGGGTTAAACAGCGGATTGTTCAGCCTTGGTGCGGCAGCAATGATTTCTGATATTCGTACTAAAGAAAACATCGTAAAACTTGGTGTATTGCCTAATGGTTTAGGCGTGTACAAATTTGACTATAAACCTGAATTTAAAAATCATCCGTTTGCAAGAAAAGGCAAAC